CTGTTATACCTAACTACCTACTTCGGTGGTGGTTTGATCGTTACTACAATTTAGACAAGTTAGTTAAAAACTTTGAAAAAAATAAAAAGAAACCAATAGTTTCGATTTTTGCTTCTGGAACACACGTAGACGTCACTAATAGAACAAATCAGAAGGATGATTTTGAGATGGTCGTACCTGCAGTTATTAAAACCAGAAAAGACTTTAAATGGAGATTCTACGGCTGTTATCCTTTACCTTTAAAACCATTTATCGATAGAGGTGAAATTGAGTTTCATCAATGGGCACCGCTTCCGGAATTCCCAGGTACAATGGCTGAATCCGGAACTCAATTAACGTTCGCCGCTCTTCAAGATAACAACTTTAATAGAGCTAAATCTAATATTAAACTTTTAGAAGCAGCTGCTTTAGGTATTCCTTGTGTATGCCCTGATATGGTTACCTATAAGGATGCATTCTTAAAATACACCAACGCAAATGAATTTATAGATTGTATTAAAACCGCTACTAAGAATCAAACCGCATATGCCGATTACTGTAAAAAAGCTCGAGCTTATGCTGATAATTTCTGGCTCGAAGACGAGAAAAACCTCATGAAACATCATGAGGCTTATTTTACACCATTTGGTTCACCAGATCGCAAATATTTACTTGAGACTAATCCTAAGTCATAATACAATAGGCAGTAGTGTATAGGAACGCATCATATAACCCACGAGAGGGAACTGTATATCTTAGAACTTGGACTGAAGACGGTGCAAGAATTGATACTGAAGTCCCGTTCACACCTTATCTTTTTACCGAACAAAAAGACGCCAAAGATGCTACTTCTATCTTTAAGACGCCTCTAAAGAAACATTATTTCAAGAATACCTTTGAGCGTACTAAATTTGTTCAAGAAACCAAAAACCCAAGACTGTTTGGTAACCTGCCCGTAGATCAGCAGTTCTTAGTAGATAGATTTAAAGAGGAAGTTCATAAACCTGAGTTCAGTCAGTTTCCTCTTAAGGTTTACTTTATCGATATTGAAACGTACTCTCCGGGTGCATTCCCTATACCGAAATACGCTAAAGACCCAGTCAATCTTATTACAGTATTAGATACACTTAACGGTAAAATACACACTTGGGGTCTCAGAGAAGACTACAAACCAAAGCTTGATAACGTCACATACTATTGCTGTAAGACCGAAGGTGAGTTGTTTGAAAGATTTGTTAATTTTTGGAAGAAAGATCCTCCAGATATCTTAACTGGCTGGAACACCGAGCAGTTCGATATTCCCTACATTATTAATCGCGCTAAGAACTTACTCGGAGAAGACTTTATTCGTCAACTCTCACCCGTCGGTCAGGTTCATTATAGAGAAAACTTTGCCAAGTTTGGTAAAGAAATGGGTAGATGGTACATTTCTGGAGTTAGCTGTTTGGACTACATGGAGATTTACAAGACTTATTCAAAGGGGGACAGAGAGTCATTCTCTTTAAATTATATCTGTGAATACGAACTCGGTGAAGGCAAACTCGCTATTAATGCTACTAACCTTTCATCTCTATCTGAAACAGATTGGGAAAACTTTGTAGATTACAACATTCAGGACGTCGATCTACTTCGTAAACTCGAAGAGAAACTCAACTACCTCAAGATTATTCGTCTCTTATCCTATAAAGGTTGTACCAACTTCGAAAGAGCTTTAGGTAAGGTATCGATTGTAACTGGTGCTATGACACTTCAGGCACAGAAACAAGGTTATATTATACCTACCTTTAAGAACGAGACAGAAAGAGAATCCCTTGAAGGTGGTTACGTCCGGGACCCAGAAAGAGGACTTAAAGAAGCTATCGTGTCCTTTGACGTTAACTCTCTATACCCGAATACCATTATCACTCTTAATATTGGTTCTGAGACTAAACTTGGTAAAATTGTAACTGGGGATCCAGAATACGATAAAGAGGTTGAGATCAAGCTTGAGTCAGGAGGAATGTTTAAAGTAACTGTAGCTAAACTTAAGAAGTTTCTAAAAGACGAAAACGTAGCTCTATCAAAGGCTGGTGTACTTTACTCGCAAAAATTTAAAGGGGTTTGTCCTAACTTGATTAACAGCATCTACGAAGAACGAGTGTATGCTCGAAACGAGATGATTAAGCTCAAGAAGACAAAACAAAAGGATAAAGAGACTGTCGGTAAGATTCAATACTTTGATACTCTACAATATACGTTAAAGATTCTTCTTAACTCTATCTACGGAACGTTCGCTAACAAGCATTCAGCGTTCATGGATATTGATAATGCCTCGTCAATTACTCTAACCGGTCAAGCTGTTGCTAAGGCTGGTGGTGCAATTGTAGATGCCTGGGCTAAAGAGAAGTTTGGTATCGATGAGTCGCTTATTATTGCCGGTGATACTGACTCACTCTATACAACAATACAACCTATCCTTAATAAGCTTAATTTACCTCTCGTAAAAGATGGCTCCATTACTCCAGAAGCTCATAAGATTATTAATGCTATGGAAAAGCATCTCAATACTGAGATCATTAACTGGGCTAAAACCGATCTTAACTCTGCTGATCCTCGATTCGTCTTTAAACGAGAAGCTATTGCTGATGTAGGCTCCTTCTTGATGAAGAAGCGCTACATTATTCATATCTTAGATGAAGAAGGTGTTCCTACTAATAAATTCAAATACGTAGGTGTTGAACTAGCTCGGTCAACAACCCCTAAGGAAGTTAAGGCATTGATCAAGAAAACTATTGATACGGCCTTCTTATCGAAGGATGTTAAAAAGACTAATGAGGTGTTCCGGGAAGCTTACGATCACTTTAAAAACTTAGATATAACTGAAGCAGCATTCCGTAAAGCTGTTAAAGAGCTTGAGAAGTATTCAGGTGGCGCGTCTCTTCATAAATTTAACCTTGGCACACCCTGTCACGTTAAGGCGGCATTAGCTTACAACTTCCTTCTCGAAAAAATGGGTATACAAACCAAATACGAACAGATCAATTCAGGGCAGAAGATCAAATATTTTTATGCGATGAAAAATCCCTATGGCTTAGATGCCGTAGCGTTTGCTAGTGAGTATCCAAAAGAGTTTCACGAGATTAAAATCGATTACGATAAAATGTTCGGTAAGATCGTGGTGCCCCCGATTGAGGCCGTTTACGAGGCTATTGGATGGAGAATACCAGTAATTGGTAAAGAGGTTCAAACAGATTTATTTGATTTATTCGGAGATTGATTAACATATTTAGCTTTCCATCCTTTATAGTTACCTTTTTTATTTCTTCCTTTAGCTAATTCTGCTATTGACCAATAACCTAAATTTTGCTCTATACAAAACTTTTCTAATTCACCCTTTATTAAAAATTTTTGACCTGCAGGAGATTCTAATTCACATAATTTACTATTAGAATTTAAACTACCCACAGGTCTTTTTATTTCCCCAGTTTTAAATTTATTTTTTCTTGTTAAACTAATTTGTTTCCCGTTGTTTTTACCTCTTACTTTTTCTAAAGCTAATTTAGAGTTTATACCTGCTTCTGAATGTATAAAAAGTTTCATTTTTTTCCTATGTGCTATTTTTCGTTCTAAAGTCCACATTTTTTTAGCCCTTTCAGATCTAACTTTATGTAAATCAACACTTGTTGATCTACCTCCCCGAGTTAATATATTCGTAAGCGGCCCTGTGTTATTACAAATTTGACCTATTTCTAAAATAAGATCGCTTTCAAGTAACAAAGCATTAATATGTGTAAGATTAATTGCAACTTTAATAATATATTGTTTTAAGTACTCTAGAGAATATAATTGCAAAAGAGAATTTATTGTTTGTTTTTTACAAATATTGTTACCAACATTTTTTGAACATTTCCAAATATGCTTATAACATCTATTTCTTGTCCCTTTACCAATATAAAACGGTTCAAACAAAAAACAAATATTTTTGTAACAAAATTTACCCGGTTTTTGAGGGTTCAAATAAATATAAACGTAGTAATCTTTTTTCATAGCAGCTCAATTTTTAAAATAAGAACAGGACAGCAAAAGCAGCTCTTTGTTTTTTAATAGTTGTACCTATTAAAATTACTGTTCTTATATTATTTATCTTGATTTTCAAGATATTGTGTTTATTATTTGCTTATGAAAATTTCTCATGAAACACCTATATCATTATTACCATACTCCTGGGGCTATAATGATTATGATTACTGTTTGATACATCTCATGCCCATAAACTCTGCTTATCGGGACTTTTATTTTAAGTCCGTAGAATACGGTCGCCACGTCTTACTTGATACTTCGGTTTTTGAGCTCGGCGAAAGTTTTGATCCAGATGAATATGCCCATTGGATAAATCGCTTAAGACCAACAGAATACATTATTCCTGACGTCTTAGAAGATACTGCCGGTACTTGTATGTCAATGGATAACTTCTTGTCAAAGTATTCTGATTTACCTGGTCGTAAGATCGGTGTTGTTCAAGGCAAGACATATCAAGACATTGTTGACTGTTATCGTTATATTGCACCTAAAGTAGATAAGATTGCTATATCTTTTGATTATTCATATTATCTAGAAAATTGCGATTGGTCTCAGATTAATGTTCCTGGATTTGTTAAAAAGCAGGAAGATAACAAATGGCTAAAGTATGCCGTCGGCAGAGTTAAACTACTTGACGATCTTTACGACGATGATGTACTTGACGTCAATAAACCTCACCATCTTTTAGGTGCATCATTACCTTGGGAGTTTGCTTTGTATGCAGATAATTACCTCAGTGAATATATTGAAACTATTGATACTTCAAATCCAATTGTCGCTGGTATTTTGGGGAAAAAGTACGAACCTGAATACGGTCTGTCAGAAAAATGGTCAGTAAAGCTTGTAGACTTTATTGATGCTGAATTGTCTACACAGCAAATTTACGATTCGTTCTGGAATATCACACAGTTTAGAAAACTATGCAGGTAGTTGATCTCTGTACCCGTTTGATTAAATAATTATGTGAAACGAGGTATAATATATAAAGCTACTAATAAAATTAACAATAAATGTTATATCGGTAAAACAGAATTTTCTTTAGAAAATAGAAAACATCAACATAAAAAAGCAGCAGTAAATTCTAAAGACTTTTCTTTGTTTTATAGATCAATTAAAAAACACGGCTGGGATAATTTTATATGGGAAGTTATCGAGACACCTACTCTAAAACAACTTAATAAACGAGAAAAATATTACATTAAAAAATACGGCACGCTCAATATTGCAAAAGGAGGCACAGGCGGAGACACACTGTCTAAACATCCTAATAAAAAAGAGATATTTAAAGTTAGACAGAGCAAGTATACAACACCGGCAGGTAAAGATAATAAGTGCTATAAACCAATAACTGAGGAAACCAGAAATAAAATTATACAAACGTGGAATGGTATGGAAATACCTTATTTAAAACTTTTATCTAAAAAAACTAAGCAAAGTTTACATATATGTAAGCGCACACTTTTAGAAGAAAATATTTATATTCCAGATCGATTTACCACACAACAAAAATTATTACAAGCAGGTATTAATATACCCTCTCGTCGTTTAAATTTTACTAAACAGCAAATACAAAAAATTATTAATCTTTATACAAAAGAGTTGATGTCTTCTGTTAAAATAGCTAACATTATGGGTATTAAATCAGGAGACGCAATACTAAAAATCTTACAAACACAAGGTATTAAGACAAGAACCAAAAGCGAAAATGCAACAATCAGTAACTTAAAAAGATCTAAAAATGGTAAATATAAAAAGTAATAAAAAATGGGTTACGCTATTTTCAATGACCGGTACAGAAATCTATAAAATTTCTAAAAGAATTAATCGTGTACCAGATATTATTATAACTAATAAACCTAAGGATAAATTCTTAGAAATTAAACCTGAATTGTTTGATGAATACAGCGATCGCTTTGTTTGGTTACCTAAAAAACCAACCGTAAAAGAATATATTGAAGCCATTCCTAACGGATCTTTTGTTACTCTTCATGGATGGTTGAGAATTATTCCTGCCGAAGTTTGCGAATTGTATGAGATCTATAATTTACATCCTGCTCCAATCCATTTAGAAGGATATGACAAATATAAAGGTAAAGATCCTCAAGTTAGAATCTTCGAAGACAAAGCAACTTATTCCGGAAACGTAATTCATGAATGTATTGCCGAGCTTGATGCTGGTAAAATTTTAGCCAAGAACCACTTCGACGTTAGAGGTTTTGATCTTGATATGGTTTTTAAACTAACACATTCTAAAGCTACAGAACTTTGGTGTAGCTTTTTAGAAAATAGGGTATAATATAGAGAATTATGAGAGTTTCGTTTACAGGTGCACAGAGTACTGGTAAGACTACATTACTGAATAAATGTAAAGAGATTTACAAAGATTATAAATTTGTAGATGAGGTAACTCGTTATGTTCGCCGGACGTATGACGTTAAGATTAATGAGATCGGTGGTACTGAAACTCAATTGTATATTTTAGCTGAACATATTAAGAATCATCTCAAACCAGATGAAAACTTGATGCTTGATCGTTGTATCTTAGATGGTTATGTCTATACAAAGTATCAGGTCAGCCAAGGTAAGGTAAAAGAGGATATTTTGCATGCATTTAATGATGTGTTTAACATACTTTTCGATAAATTAGATTATATTTTTTATACTGATCCTTCAGATGTAAAGTTAGTTGATGACGGAGAACGTAGTATTGATTTTAAGTTTAGAGACGATATAATAGATCTTTTTGAAGATGTAATTACGTACAAAATGTCTCCGAAGAATAAAGAAAAGATCATAAGACTTAAAGGTTCTGTTGATCAGAGAATGAAAATAATTGACAAATATTTAAAACAATGAGCACTAACTTAACTGATATCGCATCCAAAACTCTCGGTTCTTCTGCATCATACGCAGTATATACTGAGAAATTTGACCCAACACTTCTTAACCCTATGCCTCGTAAATTAGCACGGGACGGCTGGGGCATTAAAGGTAGTGAGTTTGTAGGTTTTGATACCTGGCACTGTCATGAAGCTACTTTCCTTTTAGATAACGGTGCACCTATTGCAGGCACTTTAAAGTACACCTACTCTTCTGATTCAGAATTTATGGTAGAATCGAAGTCTGCTAAACTATATCTTAACACTTTTGATATGTGCAAGATGGGTTCAACCGTAGAGAACGCTATTACTAATTACGAGAATCAAGTCTGTAAGGACTTAAAAGAAGCACTCAAGACAGACGTTGAGGTTAAATTTTTTAAATCAGGTGAAGATGAAAACGGTATATTCCCTATGACAGGATACATCGACCTTCAGACATTTTTAGGCACCGATCTCAATCATATGATTATTGAAGATTATGATGCTAAAGAGAATCATTTGCAGTTTGAAAAAGTAAAATTTAGCCCGTATGGTTATAGTGCAACGGGAAATAAGGCCTTATTTAAAAATAAATTTTTTACAAACGCTCTGAGATCTCGGTGCCGTCATACAAAGCAGAAAGATACAGGTGCTGCTTATATCTCAATTAATACTCTTGACTGTGTTATTAAACCCGAGACTCTATTCAAACAAATCGTCTCACTGAGAGAGGTTAACGAGTTTCATGAATTTTGCGCCGAAAAACTCTATACAGAAATTATGAAGCATCCGGAAGTAGAATCTTGCTGCGTTACTTTACTTTATTCCCGTAGAGGTTCTTTAGATATTAATCCCACTCGAGCAACTTTCTTTGATATGCTGCCACCAGTACTGTATAATACAAAATATTATACAAAAAAAGCTATGGGTCAGTAGATTTTTATAAACAAATAACTTAATATATTAAACTATGGAACAAAACAAAATTGTAGTATTCTTCGACGCAGTCGGTAGAACAATCTTAGGTGAAAAACTAGATGATAAAACAACTAAAGATATTCTTTCAATTAAGAATCCTGCAGTTGTTCATATCATGCCTAATCAGCAAACCGGTCAACTTCAGCTTCAAATTCTTCCTTTATTCTTTAAAGAGTTCTTGGCTGAAAAAGATTCTGGTACTGTTTGGAATTATATCCGTGCTAATATTACTGAAGCCGTTGATGTAACCTTTGACTTCAAACTTGAAGCTCAATACCGTCAAATCTTCTCTGCTACACCAGCAGCACCGGCTCCTCAGCAACCACAAGGCTCGCCAGAAGTTATTAAACTTTTTGACGAATAGTAGGTTGCATTCCTCTAAGGTTCCTGCACAATAGAGATATGGCAAAAAAAGACGATCCCTTGGCCGGTCTCAAAGATATTTTTAAATCTGTTGATGACCTTAACCCCGATGCAGCAATCTTAGAGGCTTCTACTCTATCTACCGCAGATGATTGGATTGATACAGGCTCTTATGCCCTCAATGCAATTATTTCCGGTTCTATGTATAAAGGTATCCCTGTAGGTCGTATCACAGGCTTTTCTGGTCCCTCAATGGCCGGTAAAACCCTTATCATGAATAAGATTATGGCTAATGCTCAGAAAAAAGGGTTTGTAGCTGTAATCTGGGACTCCGAGGTTGCCGTTGATAAGAAGGGTGCCGCTGCCGTTGGTATGGATCCTTCTCGTACTAAGTACTACCCGGTTGAGACTATTGAAGATTGTCGTAACCAAATTTGTGCATTCTTAGATAATGTCATTAAAGCTGATAATCCCGACTTAAAGTTTATTGTTTCAATTGACTCATTGGGTAACCTGGCTTCTGCTAAAGAAATCCGAGATTCTGCTTCTGGTAAAGATGCTTCTGATGTTGGACAAAGAGCTAAGGCTATTAAGTCAATGATGCGCGTTCTTACCTACAAAGCCGCTAAAGCCCGTGTACCGATTCTATTCTCGAATCACGTTTACGATTCAATGGAAATGTTTCCGACTTTGGTTAAGACACAATCAGGTGGTAAAGGACCGATCTACCTTGCTTCAGTCCTTGTACAGCTCTCTACTCGAAATGAAAAAACCTCTGATAACCCGAACGAAGAATCTATTGCGATCGCTCATAATATTTCAGGCGTTACTTTGGGAGCTCTTACTATTAAAAATAGATTTGTTCCTAATTACCTTAAAACTGAGCTATACCTCAATTTTAAAACAGGACTCGACAAGCATGCTGGCTTATTTGAGATTGCTGAAGCGTTTCAGGTTATTGAAAAACCGGGCCGAACTGTAATGTTCAATAATGAGTCGTTGGGGTATCGTAAAGATCTAGAAAAGAATCCTGAGTTCTGGGGTAAAATTATGCCTAAGCTCGAAGAGGTTCTTCAAGATAAACTCTGCTACGGTAGCTCAGAGTCGTCAGTTGATATTGAAGAAGAAGTCGATAATATTGATTGATGTCTTCTAAGCTCGATCTTGACTATTACGAGAATATAATCCTCTTTAACTCTTTACTGAGTCAAGAGTATCTCTCGTCGATCATTGAGTACACCGATCCGGAGTATTTTAGTGATAAGAACATTAAGACTATTTTTAAGTCTATTGTTTCTTTCTTTAATGAAAGAGGTCTTTGCCCTACGACTACAGAGCTTAAAGCACGTCTAACCACTGAAGAAGAAAAGAAGGCTTTTAACGAAGTAGCCGTTAAGTTTAAAGAGCTTGATACTAAGTTTAATAAAGAAGAACTAATCAATAACACTGAAAGGTTCTTACAAGAAAGATGCTTGTACAAGACTATTGTTGAGACAGCTGAAAAATACGCACAAGGTAAAACCGATCCTGCTGAAACTCTTAAAGAGTTTGAAAAGGCTTATAATATAACTTTATCTGAAGATATTGGTTCTTGGTATTTTGAAGACATCGACGAACACATTAAAGAACTTACTAAGATCTATAACCCTATTCCTACTGGGTGGAAGTTTTTAGATGAAAGACTTGAAGGTGGTTTGTTCCCTAAAACCTTAACCTGTCTTGTTGGCCAAGTAAACGTCGGTAAAAGTATCTTTTTAGGCAACCTAGCCACGAATATGGTAATGAAAGGTAAGAATACTTTGCTTATCTCTCTTGAGATGTCTGAGTTTATGTACTCAAAGCGTATTAGTACCCAGCTCACTCAAATACCTCATAATGATCTTAAAATCTATACTGATGAGCTTAAACAGCAAGTAGGTCATTTACGCAAACAGCTTGACTCTAAACTTGTCGTTAAAGAGTATGCACCTAAAACAGTTACCGTTCGCCATATCGATGGTTATATTGGTAAACTAAAACATAAAGGATTTGTACCTGAAGTTGTAGTAATTGACTATATCAATCTTCTTAAACCAACTTCAAAGAATTTAAACTCTTATGCTGAAGTTAAAGAGATTGCTGAACAATTAAGAGCTCTTTCCTTTAAATACGGTATACCGTTTGTTACGGCATCACAGTTAAACCGTGGAGCATTCAACACAGCATCACCCGGAATGGAAGGCATTTCTGAAAGTATTGGCCTTGCTGCCACTTGCGACGTTATTTGCTCTCTTTGGCAGGAAGAAGAAGATAAAGAACTTGGACTCATTCACCTTGGTATGCAGAAAAACCGGTTCGGTGTTAATTACGGTCATTGTACCTTCAAAGTCAAATACGAAACGTTAACACTCACAGAAGTTAATCCTGATCACTTCGCTCAAGAGAATACTCAGCAAGCAGTACAAGAGGCTGAAAATACACTTTCTAAACTAACAGAAGATAAAAAGGATCCGGAACCTTGATTAATGGAGTTGTATGTAGTAAATACTCTACATACAAATGTTTAACGAAAAAGTCCTTAATGACTTTAATGCTAGAACTAATCCTTTAAGTCAAGTTTGCACCAAAGAGTATATTCTTGGGGTGTTTAAATTTGGATCTTTCCTGTCTATCATTCATAATAAAAGACTAAACCCTGCAGCTATATTTGTATGTATTTTAGAGAACAAAGAGATAAGAGATTTGTTTGTAGAAATTACTCATTCAGACAGTGTGCACGAAGCCTTACTTGGCCTGTTGCAATTATACCCACCGCTATTAAAATCGAAAAATACCAAACGGTTGTTTAAGAAGTCGATAGCAAAGTGATTACCGGTTTAGAGCGCAGAATTTATAACAAACATTTAGCTGTATCTCGTTCTCTTCGAGGTAAAGCTTTTAAGTTAAAACAAGACTTTACAGACTTTCAAAACGATCCCAAATATCTT